CTCATTTCTAAAGGTACCTCCTTATATGCTACGATGTCACCAGATTTAAGTAATGGATACATGGAATCCCCTTTGACATAAACAGCTCCATCGCATTTGGGGATATTTGGAATATTAATTTGTCCAAGGATATTCTGGTCTTTATTATCGAAGAGGGATTTCAGATTTGCAGCAGCTTCTACGTCATAAAGGGTTATTATTCCTTCTTCCTCTGTTTTTTCAACTCCCTTAGGATGGAAGATTTGAGTAACTTCAGGTGTGCGTAAAGGTGTTCCACGACCGGTTAAAATGTAATTAGCATCAACATCAGAGTATTTACAAAGGAATGGCATTAGTATTTTTGTGGAAACTTCATTTGTTTCACCATTTCTTAATTTTACCATCATATTTTTCGTGATACCCTCAACGTCTGTATAAACCCTATAGTCGGTGAGTTTGAGGGCTTCCATGGTTTCATAAAACCGTTCTTTTACAGAATTTCCCATAATTAGTTATAATTTCACTTGATAGTATCATTAAAGATACTATCTTTGTATCCGTAACAAGTACGAGATGTTACAGGAACAACTAGTTAAACATTCCTCCGAGGAGGTTTAATATATGCACCCATGATAGCTCGTACCTATTGTGGGTGTTTTTAATATGGCTATAAATTTAAAAAAGCAATATGAGAACATTTCACATTATATTGGGTGTGGCAGACTTAATAGCATTTGTCGGTTTTTTAATAAACCCAGAAGCATGGGGAGATATCTTTGCTGTACTTTTTGTATTTACCGTGATTATGCTTATTTCGTTTGGAATTGTCATATTGTCATACGATGAAGATGACTACGAGTATCCAGAAGCCCATCCTTTCCTTCGGGATTTTAGAAAACGCCATGAAGATGATTCTGATTAAACTTTAGCTTCCATATCGTCAAGTATGCTCATAACCTCCTTTTTCTCTTTTATATCAGCAAGGTGTATAATTCTTTTGTATTCAAACACATCGTCTTTAGACAACTCAACAGGATAATCTTTGTGTATCATCTTGATTTTCACTATAATTTCATCCATTTTATCCTTGTCGATATTTGTTTTTGTTAAGCACTCCATGCTCTTAAATAGATAATACAATGCCGCTTCACTATGGGTCTTTTTCAGTTCGTTTACTCCCTGAAAAAAGAATGTAAGATACATGTTGTGATACAGTATATTATTTGAGCTTTCTTCGATGTCCTTTTGGGTAGATTTCTTGATTTCCCGTTTCAAGACAAAGGCATTGTAAATTTGGTTTGCCATATAAATGGTTACAACCAAAGTCAATACAGCAATAGACAAACTCGCCCCATCAGTATCATAAGGCTTTATATCCATTTTGCAAAGCCATAATGTTGTAACACTTATCACTATTGAGGCTATGCTTAATCCAAACGTCCAATTCTCTTTCTTCATATAATAATGTATTAAGGCTCTTAATTGTTAAACAATGTTGCATGGTATCTAAAAAGATAGTATTTCTTTTGTTGGTTTCTTTTTAGATACTATATTTGCATATCGAAACTTTGATACGAAACAAATATAGTAAAAAACAACTAACCCCACACGATTATGAGTACAAAAATCAAGAACCAATTAAAAGAAGTCATGCTGATGGCGTGGACTTTTGTAAAACGTAATGGATTTACAATGAGTGAAGCGATGAAATGCGCCTGGGCAAACATGAAGCTGAAAGCTGCAATGAAGCAAAGAATCGTAAAGTTCTACTTCAAAAAGGTAGATGGTTCTGTTCGTGAAGCCTACGGCACGCTGAAAGAAAACCTTATACCTGCTACAAGTGGTGACAACAGAAAAAAGAATGACACAGTACAGGTTTACTTCGATACTGAAAGGCAAGAATACAGATGCTTCAAGAAAGCGAATTTGATAACCTTATAAATATATGACTATGACACGCAGCGAGATAGAAAATGAACTTGACAAGCTCTACAAAGACTTAGAGGTTGCCCACAATGCAGATGAACAGACTGTATGCAGATTGTTCAATACTGACAGCAAAAACGAAATCATCAAGGTTATAACAGACGAAATAGACACTTATGAGGACTTATTGAAAGAGTTTGATATACCAGATGATGACGGTATAGACTATATAGGTTTGCAATTATCACAAGGTTTGCCTGTAGTTTATTGGTAATAAAAACAGCCCCTCACGTCACGATACGTGGTAGAATCCGTAGAAGGTATCGGGGGCACACTTGATTGGTTCTTTGACGTACTGGAATTTTAGGTGTACCGGTACACCTTATGTGAAACGGACGACTGAGTAGCAATAACGGCTGTGTGAAAAGAGTATGAGAAAAGGACTGACAATATGATAACGCAGCATACGAATCACACAGATAACAAAAAGACACTTATACGATTGCAGGTGGCCGTAGGCCGGCTACAAAGACAATCTTCACTGATTAGACACCAGCATGAACTATATATACCCGTGGCTTACCAGACCTTTGATAAGCAGTAAGGCAACCACCGGAACGCCCACGGGAACGATATTTAATACACACGGTTATGAAAATACTACTTTTTCTCTGTGCATTGTCCGTTCTGGTAATGCACTTCAATCAAGACCTGTCTGCTATGTACTGGATAGGATTTGTCGGGTTTATAATCACTGGTTTTTCAATCGCAAACAGACTGGACAATGAACGAGCTGCAAGAAACAATAAAAAGCATCTGTGATGAATTTGCGGACATCAGTGCCATTCTGGCGGCACGCTCAAGGGAACTGGACAGACGGGAGCTGTTCGACAAGGAGATAGAAACAGAAATCAAGAACATTAAAAAGAATAGACATGAAAACAAATGAGGAATTACAAAGTATGACGCATGATGAACTCGTGGCATACACACAGAATCTGCAACGCGAATCCGAAGAATACAGAAAATCAATGCTGTATTACATGGAAGAAGAGAAAAAGATTGAATCGAAGTTTGACAACTTCAAGAACATGGTCAAATCGCTGGTTGCACTAGTCGATTAGTTTTTATGGGTTATAGAAAATGGGTAGATGCCGGGCCATAAAGTCCGGCATTTTCATTGGCAGATAGTTCAGGCGGTAGAACGCCATGTAAGGGTTAGCATGGAAGTCACGGGTTCAAGTCCCGTTCTGCCAGCAAACAATCAAATACTTAAACTATGGTTAGAGAAATTACAGTAGACGAAAACTACCAGACAGTACGTCTTTTTGACGAAATGAAGAAAGGGGACATCTACAAAGTTCCCTATGACAAGAAACGGCACAACGGAATCAAGCTGGAAGCATCACGCCGCAATCGTGACCTTCGCTTGATCGGGACACTTAAAAACAAAATGGACGTGAAGTACCGGGTATCAGCAACAGAGTATCCGGGTTTCTCGGCAATTATCTGCTTAAAATAAAATGCTTATGATAAACGAAGATGTATTGAAAATCGTCTTAAACAACAAGTCTTTCGGGAAATACGAAGCAGCTTCGATAGTAGGCGGTCTCAAAAGGCTGAAAGAATTGTGCGAATCCGGAAGGATAAGATACAAGACCAAAGAAGGCGTGCCACACAGTAGATGGGCTTGTAATGCCTGGGACGTGATAAAACATGCAAAATTGATGTATTAATATATTACTTTAAAACTATTGCGTTATGAGTTTGATTAAGAAATCCAATGAATTAGTAATTCCTTCCACCGTTAAGATGATGATTTACGGTCAGGCAGGTATGGGTAAGACAACAGTAGCATTGAGCGCACCGAAACCGTTGCTGCTTGACTTTGACAATGGCGTGAAACGTGTGAATATGGCACATCTGGACGGTATAGACATCGTACAGGTAAGTTCATGGCAGGATGTACAACAGGTGTTGCAGGAAGACCTTTCGGCATACCAGACAATCGTAGTGGATACCATAGGAAAGATGATGGATTTCATCATTTCTTACAAATGCGGTACACGCCAGCCGCAAATCAAGGACTGGGGAGGTATCAACGCTGAGTTCTCATGGATGACACGAACCCTTTCATCACTGAACAAGAACGTAGTGTTTGTGGCCCACCGTGACACTCGGAAAGAAGGTGACGACACCGTGTTCATACCTGCTTTAAGAGAAAAATCGTACAACTCTATTGTTACAGAACTTGATTTGCTGGGTTATCTGGAAATGCGCAATGAGAACGGTATGCAGAAGCGTACAATCACATTTGACCCCACATCAAGAAATGACGGGAAAAACACCTGCAATTTGCCGGGACTAATGCAGGTGCCTACAATTCTTGACAAGAATGGAAATCCCACAGCCAAGAACGACTTTATCACTGCAAAGGTAATCATGCCCTACCTGAGCATGTTGCAGGTAAAGAAAGAAGAAGCTGCAAAGTATGATAAGGTCATAGCTGAAATCAAAGAGAACATCGAACTTATTACTGATGCCAGTTCTGCAAATGAGTTTGCGTCAAGAATTAATGAGTTTGAGCATGTAGGCAGTTCCTTGAATATGGCCAGAAATCTGTTTTCAGCAAAAGTAAAAGCTCTCGGGCTGGTATTCGATAAAGAGACAAAGACTTATGCAGACAAAGCAGCCTAAATTCAAGTTCTATGCTACACTTTTGGATGCCTTTACAAGCTATCTGAAAAGTGATGCCATCTGGGAAAGGTATTGGGGATTCAGTGAGAATCCCCCACATACCCCCGAAGAGTTCAGACAGCAGCAGTTTCAGAGCCTGATTGACACTATAAACCGTGTCCCGTTCGATAGTGAAGCAGCCGACAAGGGAACGGCTTTCAATGAGGTAGTCGACTGTATGATTGAAAATCGGAAATCAGACAAGGTACAGGTGGAAAGACTATTGTCAGACATGCAGGATGGCAGACAGACATTGATCGGACTGAGAGCCACCTATAAATGCCGTCAGTTCGATTTCCCTATCTCAATCTGCCGTGAGTTTGCAGACTATTACAAAGGGGCCTTGACCCAGCAACGGGTTGAAGCTGTTTTGCCTACATGCTTCGGAGGAGTTCTTCTATATGGTTATATTGATGAACTGATGCCGATGTCAGTACATGACATCAAGACTACCGGAAGTTATTATGTAGGTAAATTCAAAGACCACTGGCAGCACATGGTTTATCCATACTGTCTGATGCAGAACGGAAGTGATGTAAGGTCATTTGAGTATAATGTTACGGACTTCAAATCAACCTATACTGAAAGCTACACTTTCGTACCGACACGGGATATACCTATCCTTATAAATCATTGTGAGGACTTTATCCGGTTCTTGAATGACAACAGAGATTTGATAACCGATAAGAAAATTTTTGCAGAAGACTAGATAAATGGATGAAATTGAATACAATGGAAGGATTTATGAGCTTAGAGGTGAACAGAATGGACTTCTGACCTATCTTACTAGAGATTGTGCCTACGCATTGATAACAAATGAACGGCGAAAAATTCTGATGGATATTAGAGTTAATTCGTCAAATCTTCTATCTATATATTATGCCTAATCAAATAACTGGACGGCTGGTCTATATTGGCCAGCCCCAAGAAATCCCATCCAAAAGCGGTGGCAACCCGTTTGTGAAACGAGAATTTATTCTTGATGCCACAACCTACGATCCCTATACAGGTGAACGAAGCCAGTACGAGAACATTCTACCTCTTGAAGTAAGTGGTGACAAATGTTCCGAACTTGACCAGTTCAGAACCGGTGACGTAATAACGGTTTCCTTTTCCCTTCAAGGTCGGGAGTGGACAAATCAGGACGGACAACTAAAACGTATGGTGTCCATCCGCTGCTATAAACTGGAAGGCCGTCAGCCGATGCACCAGACAACATCCGTGCCAGCTCAGCAACCGGCACCGACACAAACGCCAACCATGGCACAGGCGTTTCCACCTGATGTAGATGCGAACGGAAATCCCAAAGATGACTTACCGTTCTAGCCTATGAGCATATTCAATCTGAAGAATGAATACGATATACCCAAGTTCAAGGCTTATGTAAACAAACTGTTCCAGGAGCATGCAGTTGTGGAAGTGAGAAAGAAGTTCCCTAACCGCACGCTATCCCAGAACAGCTATTTGCATCTGCTTTTAGGGTATTTCGGCAGTGAGTACGGTTGCAGCCTTGATGAAGCAAAGATAGACTTCTACAAAAGGACTTGCAACCGTGATTTGTTTGAGAGAAAAACGGTCAACAAGAAAGGCAAGGAAGTGACCTATCTGCGAAGTTCGGCAGAACTGACAACAGGTGAGATGACTTTGAGCATTGACCGCTTTCGTAACTGGAGTGCATCTGTGGCCGGCATCTATCTGCCTTCAGCCAACGAACAGCAGATGCTAATTTTTGCACAACAAGAAATCGAACGTAATAAAGAGTTTATCTAAAATTTTGAGATTATGAAAAAAAGAAAATTTCCCCAAGATGTAGCAAGATTCTTTAATCCAGAGAAGTCAATTAATCCTAATTCAAGCGGCATTCATCAAAGAGAGAAGGCCTTACAAAGAAGTTTCATCCCTGTTTATAATGGTATGGGTACCGCTAAAAAGATTTATAATAGGTTCGGTGTAAAAAGTTATAGATAATTATGGACAAATTTTTAGGACAAGACATCCCTGAACAGGAACGATGGCAGTTCCTTCAGGACAACGCCGATGCGGTAGAGAAAATCGGATATACTCATCGATTCACCCCCGAAGAACTGGCTCAGAAGAAAGAGACTTTGGCCGAGGTATCAATCACCATCAACGATGTCGAGATGGAGAAGAAAGAGGCTATGGAGAGTTTCAAAGAACGCCTAAAGCCTTTGAATGAAGAAAAACAGGAACTTTTGGACCACATCAAAAGAGGTTCGGAGTTCGTCGAGAATGAAGAATGTGCAAAATTCCTATACCATAAAGAAAAGATGGTAGGATTCTACAACAAGTTAGGTGAACTGGTTTATAGCCGCCCAATCATGCCACAAGAAATGCAGAAGACAGTATTTAGTATTAACCGTAAAACTGGAACAGAATCATGAGTGAAAACAAAATCAATTTGGTAGTACCGAAAGAGTACAATGGTACCCCCATCGAAGTAGTATTGAGAGAAGGTAAAGCATCCGTAGCCCTTGACCCGAAAGAACCGGAGAGAGTAGTTATCAATGGAACGATAGAAGCACCCTTCAGATGGCTGGAAAAGCGTGTCGAACTGATTAATCAGAAATCGGCCAATATCATTGTGAACCGTGATAAGATGTGTCTGGCTTTGACTATTGATGAAACCAATTATTACCAGACAGTAATTAGTGGAGTTTTACAGGCTTCAAAGGAAATGCAGGAGTTCGGTATCAATGCGGAAAGGAAATGGGAACCTATCAAATTGTCCCAGTTCTTCAAGATGCACCGTGCCTTCTTCAAGGATAAGTCTGAGAACATGATGCTGGTTTCCACTTTGAAGAACTTCAAGGCGAAAGTGAATCAGGATATAGAACGTAGCAAAGAGGAAAACGGGAACAAGACGGATAACTATTCTCAAGTGGTTGATTCCAATCTGCCAAAATCGTTCAAACTGAATATCCCTCTTTTCAAAGGTTTTGCCTGTGAAGAAATCGAAGTTGAAATCTACGCCGATGTGGATGGGCGGGAAGTTTCCCTTTCTTTGGTTTCTGCCGGTGCGAATGAGGCCATTGAAGAATACAAGAATAAGGTGATTGACGAACAGGTTGAAGCAATCAAAGGTGTTGCACCTGACATCGTAATCATTGAGGTGTAACAATGAGAAAGCAAATTTATTTAATTCTGTTTCTGGTAGTCGGAGTATCTATCGGAAACAGAATATTCAATCACCTCAACGCTTGGCTGGGCGTGGTAATAATATCAGCCACAGTGATTTATTTCGTTTATAAACTAATTAAAAATTTGAAGAATGAAAAGATTGATTAATCTAATGTTGGTCTGTATGACCTTAGTGGTATTTGCTTCATGCGAAAGAGTAGCCCCTAATTATGCCGGTGTTCTAATGGAGAACTATGGGAAGCAAGGAAAAGAGGATTTTAAGGTAGTGTCCGGTAAAGTTTCCACTTGGGAATGGGGCACTGAATTGTTTCAAGTTCCATTGTTTGACCAAAGAGGGGAATTTGCTGAACCTGTCACATTGAAGGCTGCTGATAACACTGAATTTAACGCACGTCCTACTTATTCTTATAAAGTTATCAAGAATAGAGCTATAGATGTTGTATTCGATAACAAACATATAGATAAAGCTGATACAGAATCAGGAAAAGACGGGTTTATGCAAAGCCTTGAAGATAATATACTTGAACCTCGTATTTATGATTTAATCAAAGAAGAAAGCCGTAAGCACAAGACAGACAGTTTAATGGCTGACGGTGGTTCTCTTCTTTTTGAAAAGCGGTTGGAGCAGATTGTGGATAAAGAATTTGAGAAAAGAGGGCTTCAATTGCTGACTTTTTCTGCACAGCTTGAATTTTCAAAGGCTGTGCGTGAGAAGATTGATAGTCGTAATGAGGTGAATACCAATATATCTGTATTAGACCAGCAGATTGCAGAGCAGAAGAAACGCAACGAATTGGAGCAATTAAAAACAGAACAGGCTATCATTCAATCACGTGGGTTGACTAAAGAAATACTCTATAAGCAATTCATAGATAAATGGGATGGCCGTACACCACTTTATGGAATTGCCCCTGAGTTTTTAAAAATAACGAAATAGCATGAATAAACGCCCGGAAAGACGGGCATACGGGCGCAAGCACAGGACGTGCTTTAGAGTGGAGTAATTGCGCAATATCTCCATGAACTTGCTTCATTAAATTAGCTAATATATGTGGCAAGTAAAACCGTGATGGTTGGGTGGGTTCGATTCCCACTGCGTCCACAAATAATCTCAAAAATAAAGAATATGGAAACAAAAAAAGTAACTCAAGTCGTTTACATCGCTAATGATGGAAAAGAGTTTCTTACAGAAGAAGAATGCAAGAAGCATGAAGCGTTTGTGAAAGAGGTTTTGTGTAATATTTCCTATTTCTGTATCCGTTGCAGACCTGATTTAACTGAAACTGGATACTATATGCATAGAATATATGCAGCAGTCCTTTCTAAAAATGGATTGTTCAGTAAGGAAATCGCATTTCAATGGGCTTTGAAGAAGTTTGGTACTTACTTAGGGGAAAGCGTAATGGGATATGGTTTCCAACCCAATTTTAATGTAAGTGAAGTTTCTAAAGAAGAATATGAAGAATGTCCTGCTACTGTATGGGGAGGCACTCCATTAAAAAGTGAAAAGATATTTTTAAGTCCTCAACAAGTAGATGGATTTCCAAAGAATATTGATTACATAAAAGAATGGGGATTCAAATAATGCCGTATTACATCAAGAAACCAAAAAAGAAGAAAGAAAAGCCTTTGCCGTTATTTGACAAGGCAGGTATCAAGATTAAGAAGAAGCCGGATTTAGTGGCCAAACTCGACAAAGTTTTCAGCCGCTATATCCGGCTTCGTGATTGTATGCCGAACGGGTATTTCCGCTGTATCTCATGCGGCCAGATAAAGCCATACGAACAGGCAGATTGCGGACACTTCCATTCGCGCCGCCACATGGCCACACGCTTTGACGAGGATAACGCCCATGCCGAGTGCCGGGCGTGCAACCGATTCAGTGCCGACCATCTGATACAATATGAAAAGAACCTGAAAGCTAAAATCGGCCAGCTACGATTCGACAAGCTGGCATGGAGAGCAAGCCAGGCGAAGAAATGGACTGATTTTGAATTAATAGAACTCACCAAGTATTACAAGGCTTTGGGAGACAAACTGAGTAAGGAGAAAGGATTATGAGTTATGTTTTACGGGATTATCAGCAGAAGGCCAGTAATGCAGCGGTCAGCTTCTTTGCTAACAGAGCCAAGAAGAACAATGCCATCATGGTACTGCCTACCGGAGCCGGTAAGAGTCTTGTGATTGCCGACATCGCCAGCCGTCTTGAAGGGCACACGCTGGTATTCCAGCCAAGTAAGGAGATACTCGAACAGAACTATCTGAAGCTCTGTTCGTATGGTGTTCTGGATTGTTCCATCTACTCTGCCTCATTCGGACGAAAGGAGATTTCAAGAATAACTTTCGCCACTATCGGAAGCGTAGTCAACCATCCGGAACTCTTCCAGCATTTTCAGAATATCATCATCGACGAGTGCCATCTGGTTAACCCGAAAGACGGAATGTACAAGAGATTTCTTTCTATGCTGAAATGCAAAGTCCTTGGATTGACGGCTACGCCTTACCGTCTTTCATCAAGCAGGGATTTCGGCAGCATGTTGAAGTTCATCACACGTACACGCCCGTGCGTGTTCTCTGAGGTAATCTATCAGGTTCAAATCTCTACTTTATTGGATATGGGCTATCTTTCGAAGCTGAACTATTATCCGATGAATCCTTTGGGATGGAACGAACTTAATCTGAAGGTGAACACTACCGGAGCCGACTACACGGACAAGTCTGTAGTAAAAGAGTATGAGCGTATCGACTTCTACGGGTTTCTGGTAAGTATCGTCCAAAGGCTTATGAATCCCAAGAGCGGTGTAAAACGAAAAGGTATATTGGTTTTCACACGTTTTCTGAAAGAAGCAGAACGTCTTACCTGGTCTATTCCCGGAACAGCCATCGTTTCAGGAGAAACACCGAAAAAAGAACGTGAACATATCCTTGAAGCGTTCAAGGCTGGAGAAATTCCGGTGGTCGCCAATGTGGGCGTACTAACAACCGGATTTGACTATCCTGAACTGGATACGATTGTCATGGCCCGTCCAACAATGTCGCTGGCTCTTTGGTATCAGATAGTTGGCCGTGCCATCCGTCCGCATCCTAACAAGGAGGCTGGCTGGATCGTTGACCTTTGCGGGAATCTGAAACGATTTGGCGAAGTCAAGGATTTACGCCTGGTGGACAGCGGAAACGGTAAATGGACCGTGTACTCCAATAGCAGACAGTTGACTAACGTAAGATTCTAAGATTATGGAAGGATATATAAAACTAAGCCGCAAGTTCTTCTCGAATGATATGTGGAATGAAGCCCGGACTTTTAGTAGTTGCGAAGCGTGGCTTGACTTGATTCAGTCAGCACGATTTGAGGCAACACCCCGTATGGAGAGTATCGGAGGTCGAGAAGTCTCTTATACAAGAGGACAATATCCTGCATCCATAAGATTCTTATCAAAGCGTTGGAAATGGTCTGAGAGGAAAGTACGGACATTTCTTGCCTTTCTGAGAAGAGAGAACATGATAACTCTTTCCAAGGAACAAGGAATGAATGTAATAACCCTGGTAAAGTACAATGAGTATAATAGCTCAGAGTCTGACACAGCAGGTGACACAAGCAATGACACAATGAGTGAAACAAATATCATTCAGGAAATCAATAATTTACGTTTTCAAGTGACACAGCTAATGACACAAGTGGTGACACAGCAGGTGACACACCCTGCCAAAGAGCCAGAAAAGCGACACACGGGTGACACAAAGCAAATAAAGGAGAAGAATATTATTAAAGAAACTACTACTAACGTAGTAGCAAAGAAAGACGCGGCTAAAGCCGCTACTCTCTCCCGGAAAGAATCCTTCTACCAGTCGTTAGTCCCTTATGTCGGCCAGTACCCGAAAGAAATGATTCGGGCTTTCTTCAATTACTGGAGCGAGCTTAACAAGTCAGAAACCAAGATGCGCTATGAATTGGAAAAGACCTGGGAGCTTCCAAGACGGCTGGCAACCTGGGCCAGTCGTGAGAAAGTGCCTTCAAAAACAGATGTAGGCATAGTTCTGAAGGATAATTCACCGGAAAAATACAAGAAAGGCTGGTAAACATGGAACAGATAAATTTTCAACAGACAATCGAACGGCTTAAAGATACGGGCTTCTCCCCTATTCCTAACATCGTACAGGTAACCGTTCCGGATGCCAAAAGAGTTCTCTGGGCCGGTATCAGGTACTTCACTGGAGAAAATGCCAGATGGCTTCCTGAGTACGAAGAAGTGGCAGGCTGGCTGGCCGGCAATGAAGGTCGCGGACTTTTGTGTTTCGGCAATTGCGGACGCGGAAAGACCCTTATCTGCGGAAAGATTCTTCCTTTGGTTCTTAACCATTACTGCCGCAAGGTGGTAAGCTGCTACGATGCACAGCAGATGAATGCAGATTTGGACGCCGTGAAGCAAAAACACATCATCTACGTTGACGATATAGGGACAGAGAATCTTAGCGTCAAATACGGCGAAAAAAGGCTTGCATTCGCTGAACTGGCAGACGAAGCCGAGAAGAAAGGAAAACTTCTCATCCTGACCACCAACCTCACGATAGACGAGCTGAGAGAGAAATATGGGGAAAGAACCATTGACCGACTTAGGGCGATAACGAAAACAGTCCTCTTCAGCGGTGAAAGCCTGAGAAAATGATATGAAAATCACAATCAACTGGGTAACTCGTGACTGGAACCTGATCAGGAGGTTACGTGAGAAATACCGTCTCCCACAATACATGAACGTGAACGGACTCACAGAAGCAGAGGTTGACGAAGAGACATTAAGCAATCTCCGCAAGGGTGAGCCAAAGTATTTAATCATCAGAAAAGTAGAGAAATGACAAGACAAGAATCAGAAAGAAAGCTCAATGAACTGAGAAAGAAGTATATCGCCTTGATTTCATCCATGAACTTTGCCAAAGCACAGAAGATCAAGAACAAGATTGACTCCCTTGAAAGAGAGCTGGAACCACATTCCTTGGGAGAACTTCTTCAGGACTATACCCCAGAGTTCAAGGTAGAAATGCTTCGCAAGATGCACAAGCTATTCATCTACTCCGATTTACTTGAAGGTGCAGCACTGGAGTTCCAGTCTGAACTTGAATCAAACGGAATAGATGCTCAGGTAGTTTTTCAGGTAAAGCGCGTACTGAAAGAACTGAGAAGCATAGTACGAATACCGGATGAAGAGAAAAACGCTTCATTGTCTGACAACTTTGCCGGGATGTGTGATGAAGCCGGACTTGTAGTGAGTAACATAATCAACAAATATCTTGCAAAATGATAACGGAAAATGACCCAATGCTTCCACGTAAAGTGGATTTGGAGAAGAACCCTTCTGGAACCGAACTGAAAATCGCCCAGCATCGGGAACTGGAGAAACATGGAAAATATGTGGCTATCCCAGGCGACAAGACACGGACGCGAATTTTCGTCCGCAACGGTGAGGATGCGGAGAAGAAGATAGCCGCTTACTTGGAGAGAATCAACAATCGACCTCAAAGATGGAACTGATATGATAAAATTACTCTATATTGACCTTTTCTGCGGTGCTGGGGGAACCAGTACCGGAGTAGAAAACGCACGCTACGAAGATGAACAATGTGCGAAAGTTGTCGCTTGTGTGAACCACGATGCAAACGCTATCGCCAGCCATGCGGCAAACCACCCTGATGCGCTGCACTTCACGGAGGACATCAGAACTTTGAAACTGTCTCCTTTGGTTGCTCATGTAGAACGAATGAAAAAGATTTATCCGGATGCACTGGTTGTATTATGGGCCAGCCTTGAATGTACGAACTTCAGTAAAGCCAAGGGCGGCCAGCCACGGGACGCTGATAGTCGTACTCTTGCTGAACACCTTTTCCGTTATATAGAATCAATTCATCCAGACTACATCCAGATAGAGAACGTTGAGGAGTTCATGTCATGGGGCGATATGGATGAACATGGACACCCTATCAGCAAGGACAAAGGACGATGCTATGAGAAGTGGAAACGCAACGTCAGAAAATATGGTTACGATTTTGACTGGCGCATTCTTAACGCTGCCGATTATGGGGCATACACTACTCGCAAGCGATTCTTCGGTATCTTCGCCAAGCGTGGCCTTCCGATTGCATTTCCAGAACCTACTCACTGTAAGGATGGGAAAAACGATATGTTTGGACGATTGGAAAAGTGGAAGCCGGTCAAGGAAGTGCTGAACTTTTCAGATGAAGGAGAAAGTATCTTTTTCCGGAAGAAGCCGCTGGCCGAGAAAACTCTTGAACGCATCTATGCCGGACTGATTAAATTTGTAGCTGGAGGGAAGGACGCTTTCATTGTAAAGTACAACTCCATGAGCAGGACGGGAAAATATCAGGCACCAAGCGTTGACGAACCATGCCCGGTTGTGGCAACACAAGGACGGCTTGCATTGGCAAAGGTAAACTTCCTCTCCAAACAATTCAGCGGCCAGCCGGATAGCAAGAACATATCTGTGGACGGCCCTGCCGGAACTATCACCTGTAAAGACCACCACGCTTTCGTCTCAGCCTATTACGGGAATGGTCATAACCATTCTGTAGAACTTCCAGCACCGACAGTTACGACTAAAGACAGGTTGGCATTGGTAAATTCTGTTTTCATAGACAACCAGTACGGTACCGGGAAACCGACATCCATTGAACAACCGGTTGGTACAGTAACCACGGTGCCGAAGTTCAATATGGTAAGCTGCAAACCGTGGATAATGAACACAGCTTTCTCCAATGTAGGAAGCAGTATAGAACAGCCGTCACAAACAATCACGGCCAACCGTAAATGGCATTACCTTATGAATCCGCAGTTTGCCAGTGCAGGAGGTTCTGTAAACAATCCTTGCTTTACCTTGATAGCAAGGATGGACAAGACGCCGCCTTATCTGGTGAAAGCCGAAGGCGGTATAGGAATACAAGTTACCCCTGAAGATAGTCCAATGACTGCTCAAATTAAGGAGTTTATGGCTCTATATGGTATCATTGACATAAAAATGCGTATGCTTCGGATAGCAGAACTCAAGAAGATAATGGGTTTCCCTGAAGACTATGTACTGATTGGGCCACAGTCAGACCAGAAGAAGTTTATCGGCAACGCAGTTGAGGTAAACATGGCCCGCGTACTTTGTGAGGCTATCTGTAAGGAGATTATAAGAAAAAGAAAGGTTGCGTGATATGAGTGAACTGAAAGTGTATTATGGGTGGGCTAGAATAGGAAATGTCCGTAAGAAGCGTGCAATATCTGTCATGTTCGAGAATGAATGGCATGGTTGCAGGAGCGAACGAGGACAAAGAATACTGAGAGCAGCCCAGGAAACAGTAATAGAGCGATACCAGGATGCGGAAGAAGAGAAAGCTGCAAAGGATTCAGCCGGATATTTACTGAATACAGCCTATTCCTTGACGAAAAGCCAATAAACGGAAGCCTTAACAAGATACTCCAAATGAACAGTGAGGCCGACAAGAATCATGTATCTAAGGCTATGCGTGATAAGATTGCTGAAGCCTTACGAAAAGCCTTTATGCAGTCGAATCGCAGATATAGAGAACCCGGTTGGCAACAACTTGAATTGAACTTTGAATGATATGGGAAAGCAAGAAAGTATGGATGACTGGTTCCAGATGGCTAAGGATTTGGCCAAAGCTGAAAGGGAACTGAAGATTGAGCAATGGGTTGAAGTAACTATTTACTACGGATATGCAGAAAAACAAGTAAGCTTATATCACTACAATCTTCCCCGTGAGATGTATTTACGGTACCAATGGGTAATCAGATGGAGGATGGCGAAATTACAGTGCCAATACCCCAAACAGATTGTATCTACAAGCCTGTACTTCTACGACAAGCGTTCAGGAGAGTCGCTTGAAGTGAGTTCTTGCCTGTCTAAGCTGATTTCGGCCAAAGCCCAGATAACAAAAGCAGAACGCAAGATGAATGAGTACATCGAGCACAACCGTCAGAACAACATGTTCTTTGATGAGAACACGGATGAGGAACTGGTTAAGTTCCGGGAGAAGTTTGAGCGCAAGAAAATCGAGTGTGCTGAGTGTGAGAAACGGTTGGAATTATTAGTTGAAAGAAGGAGAAATAATCAATGAAAACGAAATTGTATTACTTGTTTCTGGCAGTCATGTGGTGGCTACTGGGATAGGTGGAAAGGAGAAGAATATGTACGAAAGAATGATTTGCATGAATTGTAAAAACTACGAGAACGGGAAATGTACGGTAAAATACTATGTGCAGGAAACAAGTCCTTATCATGAGTGCGATGAGGTTATGCTTAGTGCAGACTTTGAGCCAGACGGTAAGCCTGTCATGTTTTACGAAGAAAGAAAGGAGGATTAATTATGAGCAGCAGAGAGATAATATTCAGAGGAAAATCAGAAGTCACAAATGAGTGGGTTTACGGCTCACTTGTAAAGGTTGGGAACGAAAGTCATATAGTCGGATTTGATGAAGTGGACTTAGACGGACATCATCTAAGCGATTGCAGTGATAGACCTGTTTTTACAAAGCAAGGAACCATCTGCCAGTTCACCGGACTTCAGGATAAGAATGAGAAAGAAATATATGAAGACGACATCATGCAGATTACAACAACCCTTGATAAATATCTGTTCAAGGTAACTTGGAATGAAGAGTTAGGAGCATGGTGTTTGATGATGAAAGGTGATATTAAAGAAGGAACAAAACCTTTAGGGGAATGGCTAGGTGAATATTGGGATAAAATCGAAGTTATCGGAAACATTTACGACAATCCGGAATTAATGGAGGAATGGATATGAAACCAATATTAAACTACGAACAAGTAAAAGAACTAAAGGTAGATGAACCTCTGATAGAATGTTATGCCGGAGTAGTGAACTATTATAGATTCCTGTGTTTCCATCCGCGGAACACCAATTATGTAATTCTTCTGAATCACTGTGAAGAACCTGTACGTTTCTACTACCAGAATCTCATTGACAGATTCTATAAAGATTACTCACAACGGGATATTATAACATATCGGAAAGATTACTATGAAAGGAAGATAAATGAATTTAATCAAGCCCTTGCTGAGCTTGACGGTAAAAACAATTTGGAGGATTGACTATGAGCAAGAAAGAAGAACAGGCATACGATTATTCAAAGAGAGTAAGTCGTGATAATCTGATGACTAAAGATTTGGCAGAGTGTTCCTTCATGGTTGGCTGGGATGCCTGCTTAAAACATTTAGGTGAGATTCCATGGGATGAAGCCATGAATGAGATAGCAAATCATCTTGAAACCAATCGTTCGGAGAAATTGAATGATTACCAAAATGAATAGTTATGGAAGAAAATAGTGTAATAATTGAGCTTGATACCGTTCTTGAATACAGGGACGGTCAAGTGTACATAAAGAAGATGGTTACAAGTGAGATGCCTGTTACACTGACATTTGCTATCATCGAAGCATTGAATAAAACGATTGTTGAGTATTACAGAAAGTGATAATTATGAAGAAGGTTGAGACAAAAATTTCTACTACAGTTGAAGTGACTGTAGGTGGAGAATCTGTAAACGAAGTATTAAACAATATATCTTCAATATGTCATAAATCTATCGAATATTCCTCTTCAAAAGATGAGGGATGTAATACACTCTATGAGGATGGAGAAATCGAAGACTATAAGGTCGACATGGAGGATAGGGTTGCTACACTTGAATCTGCTCTTTATCAAATACTTGATTTATTAGAGGATAAGAAATGAAAGCAATATCCATCAAACAGCCGTGGGCGAGCCTAATCGCTCACGGTATAAAAGACATCGAAAACCGAACATGGAAGTGTCCTCAGAAGTACATCGGCCAAAGGGTGCTTATTCATGCAAGCAAAGGTAAAGGAGATGGTTGGGTATTAAATAAAGAGCAAGGGTTAAAACTACAAATGCACCCCTCCAATCTTAAAAGTACATTCTATGATGATTTACCTTTTGGTGCTATCATCGGCAGCGTGGTTATAACCGATTGTGTACAGAACCATCCGTCAGTCTGGGCAGAGAAAGGTGTCTGGAACTGGGTATTGAAGGATGCGGTACTGTTTGATAAGCCGATTATGAATGTGAAAGGGAAACTTAGTTTTTGGGAATATAATATAGAAGAAACAAAATGAATCTAAATAAATTGAGAGATAAAGCCTACCAGTGCGCCGTAGCCCACGGATGGCATGACGAGAACCAGAGTGACGAACATTTCCTTTGCCTGGTCATATCCGAACTGATGGAAGCGGTGGAAGCTGACAGGAAAGGAATGCACGCTAAACGGGATAATTTTGAATATTACATGAAACAAAGGAAACGTGATGATGGGGAATTCATGTACGCTTTCAAGCATGATATTAAAGACAGCGTGGAGGACGAACTTTCCGACGCCTGTATTCGTCTGTTGGATTTGGCCGGGTTGAGAGGATATGATTTGGATAGCTTCGACTACGAAGGAAGCGATACAGAAGACTATTCCGATATGAGCTTCACGGAGTCCATGTTTAAAATCTGTGTCTATATCACCGACAACTTCTACCGGGATGAACCATTTATCTTCCTGAATGAGATATTCGCTTTCTGCCGGGATAGAAATATCGACATCTTCTGGCACATCAAGCAGAAGATGAAATATAATGAACTTCGTCCGTATAAGCACGGAGATAAAAGCTACTGACCATGAAACACATTTTCTACGCCTTAATCATTCTGCAAGCCCTGTATGAGCTTGCGAAACTGTTTAGATGTAAATCCTTGTATCAGCATGTAAAAGTCTTTCAGAAGCTGGATAAGACATCAAAAAGATGGTATCTGATGGCGCATCCGTGGCTTCATATTGCATTATTCATGGATACCATCGGGCTTTTATTGCTGGGGATGGGATTGTTTTCAAGCCAGTGGATATGTTTCCTTGTTGTCCTGGCCATGAGTTTCAGTCAAATCCAAAAGCTGGGAGCATGGGCGGTGTTCCTGGACAGTCTGGTTACGATCATCGTCTACGCTTTCGCCATCCTGAATGCATATCACTTGGCATAAAAAAAGGGAGCCAGCCCACACGATTAGAAGCCAACTCCCCCACACGATTATGATGCAAATATAAGAATTTCCAACTAAATAAATCGTGCTATGACAAAAGAATTTTCATCAATCGTGGAGTTAAAATCAATACGTGAACAGAAATCTAGATTATCGGAACGGGAACAGGAGTTGTCCTCCCCTATCCTGACTGATTTTTCCCTCATCCCGGAGATTTATGAATGGTTCAGAGAGATACTTTCCAGAACAGATTGTCCCCCCAATTCGGAAAGCGTCACCCAGCGGAAAAAGTTTCTTTTCATCGTGTTGTTCCTCTTCGCCCCCAGCGTGCTTGCCGGCGGACGGTTGCCGAACGGAATCCGGGCAGAGATTTCCGGTGTCTTCCCAGATGTTTCTCCGTGTGTAATATCAAACAATATCGCCGATGTTTCCTTTATCTACCAGCAGTATAAGGATTTCAGGCAGGATATAGAGTATCTTTACTGCCAAATCGTAGAAAGATTGAAATACAAAGGACTAATCAAGTAAAAGTGGAATGATATTACTATCGCCAAGATGCAAAATACAATTTTTCGGAATAATTATATACAACTTTCAAGAAAAATTATATATCTTTGCTGGAGAAAAAATCTCTGCTGCAACAGAGATTTCTTCAAGTCCAGTGGTGGACATAATTTTTTTATTAATTAATGAATTGCAAATTTACAGAAAAACAAAAGAGGAAGCGTATAATTAGCGCAAAAGAATGTGAAATTGAACTAGGTTCAATTCTCACAAAACTGTTTGAAGCATACGGAGATGCAGTAAAACAGTATAATAAAGAGATAGTGCTAACTCCTCCAGAAGCTCGTATGAGAGGATTTGAAGCACACTTGTTGAATGTCAAAATAGTACAATCAATACAGAAGTATTTTAGTAGAGATTGGAAAACTGGAAAGTATGGCAGATTCATGCTTTATGTGAAGGGATATATAATTCTGTTCAAGAAATTGGATAAGAACGATATGCCGATGAACATACGTACAAAAATGACTGATTCGATAGAGAACCAATTGCAAGGGAGATTGTTTCAGGACGACGAGGACCCAACAGCTCCTATTTTGTTTTTTGGTTACAAAAAGAATCAATTTGGTGAATTAGTTGACCCAAAGCTGGTTTATATAGATGAAAACAAGGTTAAATGGGCTATAAACAAACCTGCTACAGAAGGTCTGAAACCGACAGTTGTTTTGAAACCGTCTGTTCCTGCAGCATCTGTATCACTGAAAGGTGCTAATAAAGCCAAAACAGCCGAGAATAAATAACATAAATTATTAACCCGTCTGCCACTGGATGTTTTTATAGTAATAATATTTAAGACCACAGTCTTAAATTGGAAATTAAACATACGATTATGAATTTCAATTATAAGCAGCTAACATTTGTCAGGGAATATCGTGGCTATTCACAAACAGAATTAGCATCAAAAATTCCGGGCTTATCGCAATCCAATTTGTCTAAATTTGAAAAAGGATTGGGAATATTATCTGCTGATGTTGTGAAACGGATTATTGACTTTTTGGGCTTTCCTGAAGAATTTTACAATGTAAAGATAGGTAATAATGTCGATAATGCCCACTATAGAAGAAGAAGCGGAATCAGTAAAAAGGATCGTTGTCACATCGATTACTCAAATAAAATTATTGGATATTTAGTAGATGAAATGTCTGATTCTATTGAATTTCCTGAAATGAATCTAAGATTTATTGACCTTGAAGAAGGTTATACTCCTGAGTCTGCAGCGAAATTTACACGTAGATATATGGGAATTCCGGATTCAGAACCGGTAAAGGACATCTGTACTTTATTGGAAAAATATGGCGTTATTATAGTAGAAAAAGACTATGACGAAGATATTTTTGATGGAGTGTCATTCACAACTGATAAAGGAGCATTTGTATTAGTATTAAATAAGAATTTTAGCAATGACCATAAAAGATTGACAATAGCACATGAATTAGGACATATTATCATGCATTTGTCTCCTAACTATCCAATTCCAGATTATAGAGACAAAGAGAATGAGGCTTTTAGATTTGCTGCAGAATTTTTAATGCCTTCCGAGTCTATCAAGCCGTCTCTTAGAAATTTACGTTTGAACTATTTGGCTCCATTGAAAGAATATTGGCTTACATCAATGGCTTCAATTATTAGAAGGGCCAAAGAATTAGCATGTATAGATGAAAATAAATATAAGTATTTTTATATAGAACTTAGCAGAAGAGGTTATACTAAGCATGAACCTATAAATGTGGAGATAGATGAGCCATCTGTTTTCTATGAGGCCTATTCTTTATTTAAAACAGAACTTGGATATACAATGAATGATTTGTCTAAAGCTTTTAAACTTCCTATTGATATAATTCAAGATTTCTGTGAAAAGGATAAAAAAATGTTTCGATTAAAAATTGTAAGATAATAGAAAGAGGGTGTGTCAAAATGCATACCCTCTTTTTTTTATGACAAAGCCCCGACTTTCCCAAGCCGAGGCTTTGTTATTACCTAAAGATTTTGTATCTTTAAACATAAGCAAAGTAATATGGCAAAGATACATTTTCGTTCTTACAATCCCAATCAAATCGTCCTTTTCCCACAAAGAATAGATGAAAATATTCCATCGGAC